GCGGTCCTGGATTGGAAACTTTAGAAAACACCTTGTTCAAATATCCTGAGCGTCTGCGCAGACTGGGTTTGATTGATGCTTATATCACCGGCGACGGCGAAGCGGCTCTGGCCGAGTACGCATTGGGCAATCATGATTATCCAGGCATTAACTCGACCACATGGCAACCCAATGCTGATTTTGGTTCGCTGCCCATGGCAGACTTTTCGGACTATAGATTTTTCAAGTACCGTTACACGCTGTTGCCTATTGTGGACAGTAGAGGTTGTGTACAGAATTGCGAATTTTGCGATGTGATTGCGTTTTGGAAACGCTTTCAGTATCGCAGTGCAGCCTGTATATTCAACACCATGAAACACTATATTGACAACTACGGAATCTATCGTTTTCAGTTTGCCAGCAGTATTTGCAATGGTAACCTAAAAGAATTTCGCAAGCTGATGAAGTTGATTGCCGACTACAACGACAGCAGCAGTCAAGAACAACAGATACATTGGGTAGGTAGTTTTATTGTGAGGTCAGCAAACAATCATCCCGAGCCGTTGTGGCAGTTGATAAAGAAAAGCAACGGGTTTCTACTGACCGGTGTTGAAAGTATCATTGAACGTGTGCGTATTGATCTTGGCAAACGATTTACCAATGCCGATCTAGAACATCATTTGGCAATGGCCAAGAAGTACGGCATAGGCACCAATCTATTGTTCATAGCTGGCTATCCTACTGAAACCGAACAGGAGTACGAAGAAGCCAAACAGTGGTTTAGAGATCATCAGGACTATGCCGGTGATCCTGTGCAGCAGGTGCAGATCACAGTGCCTGGCATACTGCCCGGTACCCGTCTTGAAGCCAAGACCAACATAGATGAATTCAATGCGGGCAAAGCACGTAGATATGCTCATGCAGTCGAACTTAACGAGGTAATAAAGTCATGCGGCTTTACAACAAGACCTTTTCTTTGACTGCAGAGTTCGTGCATGAACAAAATGATGCAGAAGTGCAGGTGTTGAATCAGCAGTTAGAATTATTACACGCCGGACACACCAGTCTGGCACTAGATGTGCAACTGCCTGACAAAATTGTTTTTAGACTGCGTAATGCTGCTGGCAGTTTATTGAAACGAGTGCAGTTGATTGGAATTACAATAGATAGCAAAAGTCTGCTAAACATAGTAGAATACAAAACTAGCAAACACAATGTGAATACAATGGAAGAACTAGAAACACTTCCTACTACACGTACACTGCAATGGAACCAAGACGGATATTTGATATTGAATCTGTTTCATCCCAATCCATTTGCACTGCACTTGTTTATTGGCAACCAAATAAAGTTTGAAACATGATGAAAAACTACGGAATAGATGTACAAAAATTATTTCTTGAAATGATGTTAGAAGATGCGCAAAGCTATGTGCGTGTGCAGAACATCTATAACCCAGAAAACTTTAACAAGAGTCTCAGGCCTGCTGCTGAATTTATCAAAGAACACAGCGACCGGCACAAGACCATGCCAGACCGGCAGCAGATTGCAGCCAGTACAGGTATCAAACTAGAACCTATTCCGGATCTCAACGAAGGACACTATGATTGGTTTTTAGAAGAGTTTGAAAACTTTACACGCCGACATGAACTAGAACGTGCTATCTTGAAAGCCGCAGATCTATTAGAAAAGGACAACTTTGATCCGGTAGAAAAGCTAATCAAAGATGCTGTACAGATCAGTCTTACCAAGGACATGGGCACAGACTATTTTGCCGATCCCAAGGCTCGACTGCTGGCACTAAAAAACAACAACGGGCAAAACAGCACTGGTTGGCCGGCCTTGGACAAACTGCTGTATGGCGGATTCAACCGAGGTGAGCTACAGATCTTTGCTGGAGGGTCAGGATCGGGCAAGAGTCTGTTCATGCAGAATCTCGCAGTTAACTGGATCACAGCCGGACTCAGCGGTGTATACATTACACTAGAACTCAGCGAAGGACTGTGTAGTATGCGTATTGATTCCATGATGACTAACACAGCCAGCAAAGAGATATTCAAAGACATTGACACTATTGAAACGAAACTCAAGATGATGTCCAAGAAAGCCGGCAAGTTCCGTGTCAAGTACATGCCGGCACAGAGCACAGTCAACGACATACGTGCCTATCTTAAAGAACTACAGATACAGGAAGGCATACGTGCAGACTTCTTGTGTATTGACTATTTGGACCTGTTGATGCCGGTAAGTGCTAAAGTATCGCCCAATGACCTGTTTGTCAAAGACAAGTATGTCAGTGAAGAACTGCGTAATCTGGCCAAAGAACTTAACGTGCTGTTTGTCACAGCGTCGCAGCTGAATCGTGCTGCGGTTGAAGAAGTGGAGTTTGACCATAGCCATATATCCGGCGGCATCAGTAAGATCAACACTGCGGACAATGTGTTTGGTATCTTTACCAGTCGTGCCATGCGTGAGCGCGGCAGGTATCAGCTACAGTTGATGAAAACACGTAGCAGTTCGGGAGTAGGACAAAAGGTGGATCTTGAGTTTGACATAGCCAGTCTGCGTATTAGAGATCTAGCCGAAGATCAAGGCTATCAAGAGTTCAAGCAACGTGCGCCCAGTATCTATGAATCAATCAAGGCCACAGCCAAAGTCACCGATGACACTCCCAATGCCACTGTGGCCGATGAGCCGGGCAAGATCACTGCTGATGTACAAAGTGCCAAGCTCAAGCAGTTGCTAGGTCAGATCAAAGGCAAGGCTGTTTGAGATAGTTTATGATAGGCATGCTGCGCACTTCAGATCTTGAGCAGTGTAAAAACTGACTGTTGTCTTTGTTGCGTAGTTCGCCGTTGCCCACTATGACCGATCCGTTGGTATATTTGACTGGACGGTCTACAATTAGATCTACGTACTCGCCTTCGCCCACGCCCAAGGTAATAAAGTGAATATACTGTTGACGATCTCTCCGGAACACACGACTGTTAGCCACTATGCCAGCAAACTCGTAACGGTCAAGGTACAGTCCTTTGACTCCCATGTTGGGCAAGAAGCCTGGCGAATTCCATGCACCGTGTTCTAGGAAACTTTCTACTGGATCTTCGGTCAACCAGTTGTCAAACCCCAGTTCACGTAGATCCCAACCAGCACGTTTGGCTTCGTTACGATAGACCCAACGTGCATACGAACCTTGGCAGTGTTTAAGAGCAGCACGCCAAAACTCTCTAGGATTGTGTGCTTTTTGGTAGGCCAAGGCCCAGATCAGTCTGCCCAGGTTAACTGCATGAGCACGACACAGACCAAAGCCGGCAAGACTCTGCATTTCAGTTCTAATCTGATCTTTTTGTGGATGATCACCTAGCCTGGCCATGAACTCCATGACTTTTTCTTCGTTCTTTTTGGCAAATGCTCTACGATACATGTCGGCTTCGTAGGCATTGACACCAATCAGTTTCATTATGCGTTCTATAGCATCATCTTCGCACACTATGGCCGACTCCTGTACAGTTTTCTGTGTCCAGTCGTGAAAGAACGAGGCTTTTTTACGTCCTTCAACTGCTACCGGACGTACTAGAGCTGTGGCAAACACACAGTCATGCACTGATGTAGGCTGTATGGCACGAAACAGTCTGCGCATGGCCGGACTTTCGCCTTGCGTTACACCCAGCACATCGCCGCGACCTAATAGGTCAGCAGTGGCTTCATCTTCTAACGGATACTCATGAATCATGCGTGTGGAGTCTATTTCCATTAGTTGACTCAGTCCACGATTGGCCAGGATGTCTACTTTGAGGTGTTCTAGATCTTCTACTTCGTTTTTGTCTAACAGTATGAGATTGTCATCTCTGAACAGGCTCTTGGGCAGTTGACGATCAAACACTATGACACCACCGCAGTGTTTGCTCAAGCAACGTTTCTTGCCCATGAGCTTTTTTTCAATGCGTTTGGCTTCGTCAACATCTATGCCTAGCTTAGTGTAGTCAATTTCTTTGGGCAAGCGTCCTTTGACTCCCAGTCTGCGCACTGCTTCACGACGTGCCGACTTTTCCTTGTACATCACATAGTTTGATATACGTGCTGTACGTCCGGGCCAGGCCGAAAATATACGCTGCATGGCCAATTCTTGCTTGTGGTGTGGTACGTCAATGTCAACGTCAGGTAAATCATCACGAAAAGGATTTAAGAAACGTGCCAAGGGTATGCGCCATTCTATGGGATCAACATCAGTTATGGCCATGAGATAACACACAAGACTGGATCCAGCCGAGCCGCGTGTCATGTGTGGTATGTCTTGATTGAGATCAAGAATACGTCGTATCTTTAAGAAGTATTCGGTAAACTTTTGATTGATAATGATAGCAAATTCTTCTGCTAGTCGGTCTTGATATACAGGATCCGCAGGACAAGGTCGCCTAAATTGATCCATCAGTGCTTGTATCTGTGCCAAATCGTCCATGGTATGTGCCTTTACATGTGCCTAAGAGCCATATTTAATAGCCGTTTGGTGGGGGTCGTAAATAACCTGCGATGAAAATTAAATGGTTAACACAAATTGAGCCTGTTGAAGCAGATACTATTCCCTGGTTCATTGATAACATAGATGCAGATCAAATACGCAACGTTTTAGCTGATTGCGCAGCACCTTTGGCCGTCAGCGATCATTACGGTAGTATAGAACAAACTAATGTTCCAGTCTTGTGTTTTCCAGCATGGATAAGCGTGTTAACCAGTTTTTTTAATAAGGATAAGCATGCTCCTGATTTTGAACAAACCAATTACTGCGCAAACTTCACGGCCAACAAGAAGCAACTAAATCGATTTTTAATGATCAAATTGATTGGTTGGTTTAATATTACCAGTGTTGATTATACCTGGAGCGGTGCTGGTGATACGGTCAACCTTAAAGACGCCTTAGACGAAACCAATGATATGCCAGCAGATATACTAGATTACTTGTGCGCTCCTATAACCAACATCAAACCTAGATTTTTTGAACATCCTCAAGCACGTCATGATTCACATCGGCTTGATATAGCTGATACCAGGCATGGCAGATTCAGTGTTGGATTTTGGGAATTATGGTTTAGACAAATGTACACGAATACAGCAGTTAGTCTGATTGCCGAAGATCTACGTTTACATCGTGCTGCACTGTTTACCGAAAAAACTGTTTGGTCTGTGATGGCGCAAACTTTTCCAATTTGGATTGGAGGATACAAACAAGCACAGGCCTGGAAAGATATGGGTTTTGACATATTTGAAGACGTAATTGACCATGGCTATCAAGACCGTCCCAGTTTAATTGAACGTTGTTATGCTGCATTTGAGTTAAATTTAGAAATCTTAGCCAACTTGGATCTAGCTGCACAGCTCAGGCTAAAACATAGACAACGCTTAATCAATAACAGAGACCGGGTATTTGCCGGCGCCTTTGAACAGAGAATTGATCATTTAATTTTACAACAGCCCGAATCCTATCACAACCTACTGCAAAATGCAGTAAAATCTTACTTTGACAAGATGAAAGACCCGGTGTTAACCAATAAATAATACAAACTAAAATGCGCAAAAAAATAAAAAGCATTCTTGAAGAACTGGAAAGCTTGCCCTCAGAGCGAGACAAGAGCCATGTGGTGGAAAATCGCGCCAACAATGCTATTAGTAATGCCATAAGAATTTTAGAGCAGTTTGACGATTTGTATCCGCCAGAGCAGGCCGAAGCAATGACACGCAAATTCTTAAATGCTATCAAGGCCCGTAACCCAGACAAGTTCAGTAGATTCTTGCGCAACTCCAATGACAGTGAAGATTAAATTATGCGTTTACATGAAGGCGGCAATGTATTCAAAAATCCCGATGGACAGCCAGCTACTGGACGTATAAATCTAGCTGATGTTGCTCCCACAATCGCCTGGCTCGATGATCTATTGCCCGGGCTAGAACTTGGTAACAACATGCTGGGCAGCACTGGGCTAAAGCCCACAAGCGGCGACCTGGATCTGGCAGTAGATCTCAATCGTTTCAGCAAAGAACAAGTGGCCGCAGCACTAGAACAGTGGGCTCGGGCTAACAAACTTGACCCAAAAGACTACGTAAGAAAAACCGGTACCAGTGTGCATTTTCGCACACCAATTGGCGGTGATCCCGGCCGAGGGTATGTGCAGACTGACCTGATGTTTTTTGACAAGCCTGATTTTACCAAGTTTTACTATCGTCAGGACGCTGACACCGAATACAAAGGTATGACTCGTGCTGTGTTATTGAACAGCATAGCCAAGACCTTGGGCATGAAAATACATCAAAACATTGGATTGGTCAAACGCGACAACAACGAACTGGTCACAGACGACCCCAACGAGATAGCTCGCATGCTGTTGAATTCTTCGGCCAACGCCAACAGCCTGGGCAGCGTAGAAAAGATCATGGCCGCACTGAAAAATGATCCACAGCGGGATGCCAAGGTAGGCGAGTTCTTGGACTACATGAGCAAGCAGGGCACTCCTTATCAGGAAAGTATAGAAGAAAGTGACGTGAACTTTCTGGCCAAACTCAGAGATCGTATCGTAAATCAGGGCATGATGGTCATTGTTGAAGACCAGACCCTGGTGCAGGAAGCCGAAGCCAGAATACCACATCTGGAAGACCTGGTGTTTGACATGGGCGCCCGTGGCATAGAAGCTGCACAGCAGGTGGTATCGCAAGCGGCCAAAGATACCGCAGGCAGCACCACAATCAAATGGGACGGTAAGCCGGCTATTATTTTTGGCCGTCGTCCGGATGGACAATTTGTGCTCACAGACAAAAGTGGATTTACCGCCAAAGGCTACGATGGTCAGGCCACCAGTCCAGAACAGCTGGCCGGAATCATGCAAATGCGTGGGGGCGAACGCGGCGAACTGATACAGATGTACACGGACCTATGGCCCAAATTAGAAGCTGCCGTGCCAGGCAAT